AATCATCGAAGGCCATGGCATCGAAAACGTTGTACACCATACCGGAATCATCCTTCGCGGTCTTGTGGGACATGACCACCGATGCGGACTCGTTCCAATCGCGGCCCATACATTCCCCGTCGAGAACGAAGTCATCCCACGGTGCGGCCTCGAGCGCTGTCTTGATCGTGGGAAGGGTCTCGATGTGAGAACCACTGCGGGTGAACATGGTGACCACGCCGTCCTTCTTGATGGCGATACAACGAAGTCCGTCGAGCTTCGGTTCCACGCGGACCGGATATTCGATGAGTTCGCCGATCACGATGCCCTTGCCCGCCTCGTGGTGTGACTCGAGAGATTCGGCGAGCTGAACGGAGAATTTGGCGATCGCCCCGGGCCACGTCTTCTCCACAATACTTTCGCTTACTCCAACACGAAGATTGCGGAGGAGGATACGAGTACACCACTTGGACTGACGAGAGTCCAAGGAGACAAAGAACTGCTCCACAGCACGTTTGGCGGCATTACCTGTGATGTTGCGTGTAGCGAGACTGCCTTGAAGCATGTCAAGGAAAGACACAAGAACATCGTCATCGGCTTCACTCGCGATCGCAACAGGCTTCGGCGCCTTGAATTTGTTTACGAAGAAATTCACGTAGGGATCACCCGCGGCCACGAAAACACTCTTGAGTAACTCGTTACCCCGGTACTTACGGAGGGTATCCTCCTTGAAGAGGCGGGAATTATCGGATTCGAGGGATTCGAGAATATCGAGAACTGATTCCATACTTCAACTCTATCACTGGGAAGGTGAACTTTGCACTACTCTACTCGCTTGATCACCACGAGATAAGCGGGATTCTCCGGGATCACGACGGAATATTTCTTGTATCGCGGCGTCCTGTGGGAACCGTCGTTCACGACCACCGCGTAGTTTCCCACCTCGATCCCAGCGAAGGCGTCGCGTGATGCGCCGCGTCCACGTCCACCTACTCGCAGGTTGTGCCTCAAATCTCTGTTCTCGTACTTCAGTTTAGAAGCGATCTTATCGCACATGGCATCGTACTTACGCTTCACGTCGCGCGCGATTCTCCCCTCGTTGTCGAGGATCATCGTGCGAATGGGTCCTGAGATCATCTCGCGAATCTCTCCGATGAGAACTCGGACCTCCGACATGCACTCGACGCGCGGAACGAAATTCTCCTCCTTGTCGCCGTATGTGGAGGAGATGGAGGGAGAGATCTTCAACTGGGTTGACTTCCACACGTTTCCCTCAGGATCGAGGATCTCTCCGTCTGAGTCGATCCACTTCAGTGACAGGGTCACGATGTCGTTCCCATACGAATTCTCGTTCACGCCCGGTTTCTTCAGGATGTACTGGATGTACGACTCGCGCTCCGGTTCTTGAGAGAGGAAGGACTTTGAGATCGTCTCGAAGTGAGAACTCTTCATCCACTTCACCGACGTGGAGGAGAGTACCTTCTGTAGGACGAGCCGCGAGATGATCTTCTTCTTGTCAGATTCGTCGCTGAACATGGTGAATTACTTTCCCAACGAAATGTGACACCGAGTTCGGGTGTCGGGATCCTTGATGAAGGAACAGTAGGACGACATTCCCGTCGCACCTGCCATACACATCATCCGCGAATCGTGATCGTGGATCGTGGCACAAGCGGCGGTTCCCGCACCAGCAGGAATGGAAAAAGTCATGGTTATGAGAACAATGATCGTGATAATCCTCTTCATAACCATGACTATACCTCAGTCAAGTGCGACTTTGCACACAGAGACTTTTTCATAGATCGCAGGTGTTCTTTTCTCTCACGTAAAACGATGCAAGACCGCTTGCACAGCAAGCTTGAATTTTCTGACTTGCGATCACTGTGTCTACTCTGCGCTTGACGTTTCTGTACATCCTGTATTCGTGAACAGCAGAATAAGAGTTCTTCGAAGGATCACCTGCAGTGTAACATCTAAAGGCAGCATCAGCTTTCAACGATCGCTGCCAACATGCATCTAAAACATGGAGAGAAAGCATCAATTGCAATCTCCTGTTTGTGCAAATCTCTCTTTGACTGTGGCCCTTCCAGTTAGGCCCTCTCATTACCTGTCCGAGCCCGACAGAACGACCGCCGTCTCCTTTTGTCTTGCAGTTCTCAATGTCAGACCTCAAAGCTGATTCTCCCACTGCGACCGCAGCCAGCATGGGTAATGCATCCTCCTGTGTGATTGTGCTCTTGAGCGTCTTGTTAGAGAATTCTTCTTCCACGACCGAGACCATGTCTTGTGACACAACTCTAAGCCGATCTTGGCTGACTCCTGGTAGCGCAACTTGCAGTGCCATGATCAGTGCGATAGCTAAATTAGTCATTACTTACATTTCTCCTTGGATCACTTCTTGACTATATTTTATCACTAATGATTACATTGTGTCTGCTGTCAAGAAATGTCCTGTAACTATACATCGCACTCATTATTTGGTTAAACAGAAGGATCTTGTAGTCTATTTAGACACAGAATAGTGAAATGGAAGTAGTTAAATCTTCTCTTCTTTCTTTCTTTTTCTTTTTAATTTTTTGGATTCTTGCAGTTCTGCTGGACTAAGAACATCGCTATCTGGATTTTCCTCATCCTCGATTTCTCCGAATTCAATGGTATCACCAATGGGATTTAAGACTACGATACCCTCAGTAGGTGAAGAAAATTCGTGTGTAATCGGATTGCCCCTTACCTTCAGAAATTGATCTTCAGATGGTGGAAGAACTCCGATAGAATTGCATCTCTTTACTAAGAGTTCGTACGTGACAATTCCTGTTTCTGTAAGAAATTTCGACAGATTGGTACGTCTTCTTCTGAGAAGATCTACTAAAGAAACCTTAGAAAGACTTTTCTTTTGAAGTCTCATTCTAACCATCAACCTTTCTTGTATTTCTGTGAGCCTCTGCCTCTATCGTTTGGAGAAGACTACAAATTGCTTCCTGAAACTGAGGAGATTTTACAATCTTTTCCATTTTGTGTTCCGGAATGTCAATATCCCAACTCTCCGTTATAGCCTCAGCGAATTTCCTCATGACTCTAAGAACATAGTTTCTTGCTGAAGAATGATTCATCTTGAATCCAATCTCAGACATCATATCTGCAATTTCACGATAATTTACACCGGAGTCTGGTGTAACGGTAGCGTAAACAGAAGTCTTTGCACTCTTCATTATCTTCTCTCTTTCGGTGAGGTCATATTAGAGAATTTCATTCTCTGAAGATGTTCCATTCTTGCAGTCAGATCGGCAGTAATTTCACTTTCTTCGTTTCTTCTCTCAGGTGCTGTCTGTAAGGAGTACAGGATCTCTTCTGTCAGCTCTATTGTCTTCATATATTGGAGGAACAATAAGCATGAAGAAAGAAAATTTAATGAAACTATCACAAGAATTGTTGTTAGCATGTAATATCACTTAAGTGGAATACCGGCAGTTAACTCGTCGTCTTCTTCTTGGGTAATTACATACTCAGATCTGTCCAAATTAGCATCGTCAAAAAGTCCAAAACGAAGTTTTAGAATGGCAGATTCTTTGTCAGTCAACCCGGAAAGAACATGACGAACAATATCCATCAACTCTCTAGATGATACATTGTAAAAGGGATCATTTCTGTTATCAATATCTTCAATCTTGTCCCCAAGAGTACCAGAGTCTGGGTCTGTCGTGATAGATTGATTGAGCGATAGTACATTGTTTCCAGAGGCGATCGTTGCTTTGATAACTGTTTCTGAGGCATCTACAATTGCAAGTAGATCTTCTTGCGTAGGTTCAGTTCCTGTCATTTCCCTGAACTCTTCAGCAGCTTGCATCAGCTTGCGTTGAATGCCTGCAGCATGAGCAGGCAGTCTGATCATCCTCTTGCGTTTTAGAACATGCTGACTAATCGCCTGTTTGATCCACCAGGTAGCGTACGTGGAGAACCGAAATCCCTTCTTGTAGTCGAATCGTTCGATCGCCTTGAGAAGACCAAGGTTCCCTTCTTGAATGAGATCCTCGAGGGGAATGTTGTGTCCCTTGTGCTTCTTGGCGATGGAAATGACCAACCGAAGATTACTTTCGATTAGTTTCTTTCTTGCCTTCTCACCGGGAACACCCCCCGCCTCATAAGTCTGGAATAGACCCACGACCTCTGGATGTTTAAGTTGCGGATGTGATTTCATGTCATTGAGATATGCACCAATAGTGCCTCCTCCCGAGTCAGACATAATCTTTTTCGAAAGCATAATAGAAGAGTCCTTCTTTAGGTTGACTTTTTGTATTAGGAGGAACAATTAGCTGATTAGCTGGAAGTGGAATTATCGAAATCTTCTTGTGTATTTAAATTCGAATTGTCGTAATAATATTCCGGATTGTTCCGGATATAACGATCGTGAGCGGCTCGCCGCGACGACCTGATCTTCAACTCACGCTGAAC